CAATGATAAATAGAACCTTTAATTTAACCAGAACAATTTTCACACTCAGATGGATTTACAGTGAATTGAATTGCCTTTGATGAAGGACGACTTCTCAGATAGTATATCCCTGTTTTTAGCCCCTGCTTCCAAGAATAAGAATGCATACTCGACATTGTGGCAATATTTGGACTCTCCAGAAATAGATTCATACTTTGACTCTGACAGATGTATTTACCTCTCCCAACAGCCATATCAATAATATTTTTTTGCTTGATTTCCCAAACAGTCTTATATCGATTTTTTAGAATGTCTGGAATTTCAGGAATAGACATAACTGAACCATCATTCGCAATAATTTTATCTTTCAATTCTGTAGACCATAATTTCATAGATATTAAATCTTCAACAAGATAATCATTGACAACCATATATTCACCTGATAGCACTCGACGAGTATAGATATTTGACAAGATTGGTTCAAAGCATTCATAATTACCTAGAATCTGAGCAGTGGATGCTGTTGGCATAGGAGCACATAGTAGGCTATTGCGAACACCGTGAATCTGAATATCTTTCATTAGAGATGGCCAATTATGTCTTTCATTCGTTACATTTGAATTTTTCCATAGGTCGAATTGAAATTTACCATTTGATAAAGGTGAACCGATAAATGAACTATATGAACCTAAATAGTCATCTCGATTTACTTCTTCATCAATAACATTACCTAATTTTTTCTTAAGTTCACATATTTCTTGAGCGCCAATATGACCTTCATCGCCCTCCTTAGACGTACATAATTGATTCAGCCATTCTTTATATCTTTTCATTGAAATTTCTCTTTCCCGTGCGATTTCCATCGATGATTGCATAGCACCAAAATAGATAGTTTCAAAAATATTTTCATTAAGTTCCTTCGCTTCGTCGGAATCAAATGAATATCCAAATTCAAAGAATACATTAGCAAGACCCTGAACACCGATACCAATTGGTCGATGGCGAATATTAGATGTTTTGGTTCCAGGTGTTGGATAATAATTATTATCAATAATGTTATTCAAGTTTACAGTGAGATGTTTTACAGTATCAATAAGATTATCATAATCATATGTGGGCATAAGATATCGATTTAATTCAGTATAACCACCAATATATACCTGTGTTCCATCTTCACCCAGCTTGTAAATCTGAGGCCATGTTCCACTCCTATTTTGGACTTGATTATAATTTTGAGTTGAATATTTAATTTTGCGTTTGTTAAGAAGACCCTTTGATAATTCGCAATATACACAATTGTCCTTTTCAAATATAATGAATTCTAAATCACTTGTATCTGGATACTTGATAAATTTCTTAAGAGAAATCGATGCTAGATTACAAACAGCAGTTTCTTCAGGACTTGTATATTCAACGATTTCTGTACACAGATTTGATGATTTGATAGTCCCCAAATTTTGCTGGTTTGATTTGCGATTACAAGCATCCTTGTACAGAATATAAGGAGTTCCAACCTCAATTTGTGATGTCAAAATTGCTTGCCACAGTTCTCGTGCATCTACCTGCTTTCGATATTTACCATTGCTTTCATAGGATGAATATAATTTGTTGAATTCATCACCCCAAGTATCACTAAGACCGGGACATTCGTGGGGACAGAATAATGACCATTTGCCATCTTCAAGGACACGTTCCATAAAGAGGTCTGGTACCCAAAGAGCATAGAATAAGTCCCTAGCTCTGTCAAACTCATTACCGTGATTCTTTTTCAGTTCAATGAAATCGAAAATATCTGCGTGCCAAGGTTCCAAGTAGATAGCAAATGAACCATTTCTCTTGCCTCCACCCTGGTCAACATATCTCGCTGTATCATTAAATACACGGAGCATAGGAACTAAGCCATTGGATTGACCATTTGTTCCAGCAATGTATGAATCTTTTGCTCTAATATCGTGAACTGATAATCCTATACCACCTGCGTGCTTTGAAATCAGAGCACAATCTTTCAATGTATCATAGATACCAGAAATAGAATCTTCTTTCATTGTCAGAAGAAAACAACTAGCAAATTGTTCCCTGGTTGAACCTGCGTTATACAGTGTGGGGGTAGCATGAGTAAAATAATGGGCAGACATCATATCATAATTATTGAGAGCCATTTCAATATTATTTCGATGAATAGCTAATGATACTCTCATTAACATATCCTGTGGTCGTTCAATAATATCGCGTTCAATTCGATAAAGGTAACTTTTCTCCAAAGTCTTGAATCCAAAGAAATCGTAATCATAATCGAGATTATAATCAATATGATTATCAATCAATTCCTTATTCTCCATTACGAAATCATAGAAATAGTCCGCAATAAGAGGCTTCTTTTTTCCAAATGATTGATATTTATGCATAAGTTCTACCTTTTCTGAAAATGTATTCAAAGTATTTTTATGATGATTAGATATGATAATGCGTCCAGCAAGTACCTTAAATTCGGGGTCCTTAGAATATAACGCAATAGAAATTTGAGATGATAATTCGTCTAATTCAGAAGTCTTTACACCATCATATATTTCTTGAACGACCTTTTGAGCGATAATTGTTTCATCAATATTCAGTTTTTCAGAGAATTCTGGACCACTCGATAGAGACCTGATTCTTTTCAAAATTTTATCAAATGAAACTTCCTCAAATTCACCGGTTCTTTTTTCGACACGCATTTTATATGGATATTAATTTATTCATATAAATTAAAATCAAATTTTTAAGTATTTATTGATGGGGTATTTTATTTTTGAAAATGAAATATTATATTTTTTTTTCTATGTATATTCATAAATAATGCCACTTGTACTTTATAACGCGGATACTATCAAGGATTTAGAGAAAAAAATGGGTCCATTAGAAGCGATTCATAGTCGCGAATGGAGAAAGAGACCTAATATGAGACCGAAGACGAACAAGTTAAGTGCCCTAGGGACGATTAAACGGGGTGAAGCACACGAGGCGGGTCTCACTGGTCCTTGCAGTGCGAATGATGTAAATGATATTTATTATATTTTCACTGACCCGACTCAAGGGGCAGCTGCTTCAAGTAAGAAGAAACACGGTAAGAAGCATTCTAAGAAGCGTTCTAAGAAGCGTTCTAAGAAGAAGCATTCTAAGAAGCGTTCTAAGAAGCGTTCCAAGAAGCGTTCTAAGAAGCGTTCTAAGAAGCGTTCTAAGAAGCGTTCTAAGAGACGATAAACTATTACTTTGAATTAAAGATGCAAGATTATAAATCGATTAACAAATCATCCATCCACCTTTTTCAAATATTCCATCATTTTTGGAGAAATTACATTTCCCATAATATTGCTTTTACATCTATTAATTTTGAAGCATTCATTATAAATATCTAGATTTTTTTTATTTGAAAAATTTAAATATTCAAGGCAGAAACATATATTATTTTTGCAATTATTGATATCTTTTATATTTTTTGTATATTTTCCATATTTCACAAATTTCGTATATTTGATATATTTTGCACTCATTTATAGTATATATTTGTGATTATTTAAATACTTTATATTATTCGTTCATAAGATATTATTCATTTATTATATAAATTAAATGGACCCGAGGCCAATAACAAAAATAAAGATTACTAAAGAAAAATGGCTTAATCAGCCCATCAAATATGAAGAAAATATGAAGGTTGGCGATTTGATAGAAGAAATGTGTCTTGACACTTATAACTGGATGTCGAAAAAGGGTGACCTCGAAATTAAGGATGATTATAGTACGTTTAAAATGAATTTTATTAATTTAATGTATGATAAATATCTCAAATGAACAGTTCAGAAACTCTATTTGAATTGAAATACTTGGAAGAAATCTCGGAATTATTTAATAAACATAGGGAAATTTCTAATTATTATAATTTAGACTTATTTCAATCAAATTACTGCGATTTCTATGATTTTTTAAAAGATTCTTGTTATATTTTAGAATTTTATGATGATGAAGAAGATGATTCATTCGATAATACACAAGAGCATCTATTTAAAATATATGATAAAATATAATGAAACTATCTGATTGCCCCGACGGAATTCCATTTTCAGAATGTCGTAAACTTGTTCGAAAATCGATAAAAAGAAAGATTGCTAAGAAAAGAAAGATTACTAAGAAAAGAAAGGTTAGTAAGAAAGGTAAGGTTAGTAAGAAAGGAAAGGTTAGTAAGAAAGGCAAGATTAGTAAGAAAAAGGATGGAAAAAAATATGTACCACCTTCGGGTGTTATTATAAATACGAATGGTAAATTTCACAAAAGTAATGGTAAAAAGATGATGCCATTAAAGGTTTCAGATACGCTTATAGATTAGAAGATATGGTGAATATTTCAGTATATCATCAGTTTTTTTTACATTGGAATCATTATATTCGTACCAAAAATTATCTAAATAATTTTTGCAGACAGCATAATAATGTCCACCACCTAATCCACCTGAATGAATTGCGATACTTTGTAAGCTATATGTATTGCTTTTAGAACTGTGATTAATATTGTATCCCTTCAAATCAAGAATTTCGGGATATTTGAGAAATGAATCTATTTTTTTATTATTTCTATATCTTTTTACTAAAATAAACAAGATATCAGATGTTTTCCATAATCTTGTTTGCTTATATGGTTTTACTGGCTTGCAACATTTATCACACGTCCACATATTATTATCATCCAATTGTATTTTTTTCATATATTCCTTAAGACAGCAATTTAGGGAAGTTGCGTTCCCAGGTATTTCAAGTGAAATGACTTGAATAGGGTCATGATTCGTTGTATAATATTCGCACTCACAGCAACTTGTAATACCCAAAAGTTGAGAATAAAAATTTTCTACTATATATGAATAATCATTCGCATAAAATCGCTTCCATGTGTCGTTGCTTTTCAAATTAACTTGGTCTGCTTCATCTTCGACTTTTTCAGAATATTTCATACTTACTCTCTTTTTAATACCCTGATGAAGTAAATCTAAAAATATTACTAGGAATTCATCAATATCATTTTGTGAAAAATTACTAAAGTAATAGTCATTTTCAAAGCATATTTTTTGAAACTGCTTTAGTAAATTAATGGGATTATGCGGTTGATTTGAATCATTAGACCACATTTTTCTCTGAAATTGAAACCATTCATAGATTAATGAATTTTTATCAGCTTTCTTACATTCATTAAAGAATTTTTCATTATTTGGATGAAACGTTATTAAATGACTCAAACACTGCAATGCCGAATTCATATAACAAGTATTTCCTAAATTAACAAGTCCCTTATTACCAGCATTAATTGACATTTATACTTCACCATAAGTTTTTTTTAAATTACTTAAGTTTTTAAATTACTTAAGAATATTATCTATAACATTATTATAAAATGAGCGATAAAGTAGATAAAGTATTAGAATCAGTTAGTGAATCAAGTGGTGAATCTAGTGGTGAAATGACAATTACTGATTCTGTTGAACCAGAAGAACCTGTTGAACCTGATGAGCCCGATGTTGAACCTGATGTGTCAGATGTTGAACCCGATGTTGAACCCGATGTTGAACCCGATGTTGAACCCGATGTTGAACCCGATGTTGAACCCGATGTTGAACCCGATGTTGAACCCAATGTTGAGCCAGAAGAACCAGAACCAGAAGAACCTGTTGAACCTGTTGAACCAGAAGAATCTGTTGAACCAGAAGAACCTGTTGAACCAGAAGAACCAGTTGAACCTGTTGAACCAGAAGAATCGGTTGAACCAGAAGAATCTGTTGAACCAGAAGAACCTGTTGAACCAGAAGAATCGGTTGAACCTGTTGAGACCGTAGAACCTGATGTTGATGCAACTCATGTGTCCAAACCAGTTTCTGAAGTAGTTTCTGATATTCGCGAAATATTATCTGATGAAATATTATCCGATGAAATATTATCTGATGAACCGACTCAATTATGTTCACTTAAAATGCTTACTAAAGTTTTAGGGAAATGGTCTAGTGGTGAAATCAAGAAAATACAAGTTGAAGGTTTATTGAAAGAAGGTTCTGAAGTTGATGAAAATTTAGATGATATTGAAAAAGTTGTTGAAATTATCCAATTATGGTTTAAAAATGGGTCAGAATTTAAGAAAAATAATCATTTCAAAAATTTAGATGAATATACATTAGTTTGTGAATCTAGAAACTTAGATTCTGTGGAAAAAAATAAATTATTTGGAGAGTTAATTCAATTTTTGATTGATTGTTCCCAGGGGAAATATAATAATAAAAAAATTACCGAGTTCTTTGATAACTTTTATTGAATTTAATTCGAATTTAATTCGAATAAGCAAGGCCACCCATACCCGACATGATACGTAAGACATTATAGTTGACAGCATAGACATTAAACGTTGCCCCTGAACTAGTGCCGACTAACTGGGCATTATCAATTCTTGAGAAGTTACAAGTACCAGACGGTTGATGTTCTTCGGGTTTGAGGGCAAACGAATAAACAGCAATACCATCTTTGAGAATCGTTGATCCATATCCGGTGTGGTGTTCCCAGACTTGAGTTCTAGTGAAATATTTGAAATCGCGTTCCTTAAAACGGTCGTGTCCGTTTAATTTAAGTTTGTAATTGCCAGTTAATGCTTGAGGGACGCGACCAGAAGTTATTGCGGTGGCATCGCGACCGGCGAAATTCGCTGCACCAGCCACATCTAACCACTTGGAAATGGAGACATCTGCGTTAGTGTCGTTGGCACCATTTAATCCTTCCCACGTAGAATCAGTCCATATTAATTCTTTAACAGGATGGTTGAAGTTGAGGTCCATTGTAGCGGAATTAAAACTCTGGAATTGTAATTGTTCAATTAAATATTCGTGGGATACTTGAGCAAATCGACGCCTTTCATCTGTATCAAGGTAGATATAATCACACCAAAGGTCAAAAGTTGGTCCAACCGAGGCGGTTACTGCTTGTACCTCTTTATTGTTCGCGTTACTCAGGACATCGTCACCACCATCTACGATATTGTGTGCAAGATTAATTTTATCATCAAAAGTCATCTTAACTTTAACTTCGTGATATTGAAGAGCAATCAACGGCAAAGCGAGACCGGGATTACGACAAAACCAAAAATATAAAGGAATAAAAATGAGACCAGTAGCCGTGTCTACGTCTGCGTCGTGCTCTTTCAAACATGTCCAAGATCCGTTTTCGTTAGTGTATGTCGTCGCGCCGGAGGTTGAAACAACACCGCCATTACCCGACATAGTATTAAATAATGTTGATTTTACATCTTCGTCCGCAGCCGTCCAATTTTCGAAGGCACCACTCGGATTTAATTCAGTTAACTGGGAATATACAGAATGCCAGTGCGAATAATGTTTATCAATTTTTTGACCACCGATTTCTAATTCACATTCTTTAATTAAATTAGAACCATAATTAGGACATATATTAAGATAGTTATTCTGCGCGCCAGACTGGAATGTAACACTGTGTTCCAAATACATTCTGTAAACTAAATCACCATTACGCGAAATAGTCGCTGAAACCTCGCTACCGAAACCAGCGGTACCATTAAAAGTCTGCTTAATCGATTCCATCGAGAAGTTCGTATGCCGTCTATAGACAACCTTAAAGAAAGTAATCTGCGGGTTACCGGTTAAGTAAATATCCTGAGCGCCATAAGCTACAAGTTGCATTAATCCTCCTCCCATTATTTTATACCTTAGTTTAGAAAAAAAAATAAATTAAATAACTAACTTATTTAATCTTAAAAAAACATAATTGAATCACATTAAACATAATAAATATAACATAGTAAATATAACTTTTAATTAACTACTTAATTGGAGTACGCGAGACCACCCATACCAGACATGATACGTAAGACATTGTAGTTAACAGCGTAGCATTGATTGGCGGCGGAACCCGTAGTCCCTTCTAACTGGGCGTTATCGATGCGAGAGAAATTGCAGGTGCCAGATGGCTGATGCTCCTCCGGTTTGAGGGCGAAGGAGTAAACACCGATACTATCAGAGAACTTACCGGCTCCTGCGGCGGCCACCGCAGTTAAACCACCAGCACCCGAATGGTGTTCCCATATCTGAGTTCGGGTGAAATATCTGTAGTTTCGGGCAGCGAAACGGTCGTGACCATTGAGCTTAAGCTGATAAGTTGCCGCTGTATTAGTCCCAATATTAGTCAGGACATTTGAAGTTCCGGCGCATAATATTAATTCCTTAACGGGATGGTTGAAGTTAAGGTCACTCGAAGCACCAGCAACGGAAATATTCTGTTCCTGGACCTGCTCAATAAGGTATTCGTGGGAAACCTGGGCGAAACGGCGACGCTCATCGGTATCGAGGTAGATGTAATCGCACCAAAGAGTATTTCCGGATACCGAGGTGAAGCCAGTGCCAAAAGTATGATTAAGAATAACCTTAACTTCGTGGTATTGGAGAGCGATTAGAGGGAGAGCGAGACCAGGGTTACGGCAAAACCAGAACTGTAGCGGTGTCGTAAATCTCTTCACAGCTGCTTCGCCGAAGCATCCACCCATGCCAGACATATTCTGAAATAATGTACCCGTATCACCATCCCCACCCGCGTGACCAGACGGATTTATCTCATTTAAATGCGACCAGACATTCATCCATTTGCCGCTCTGCTTGTCGATTTTCTGACCACCAATTTCTAGCTCAACATCAGTGATGCTGGCAGCGGTAGGATTTTCCAAGGCTTTAGGGGTGCCCGCGATTTCTAAATACATTCTGTGAACTAAATCACCATTGCGAGAAATGGTTGCAGTGCATCTTCCGTCGGCGGGCCCCGTCCCTACACCCTCAGCACCATTCCAAGTCTGCTCGATTGCTTCCATCGAGAAGTTCGTATGCCTGCGATAGACAACCTTAAAGAAAGTAATTTGCGGATTACCGGTTAAGTAAATATCCTGAGCGCCATAAGCTACAAGTTGCATTAATCCTCCTCCCATTATTTTATACCTTAGATTAGAAAAAAATTTCAGAGAAATTAAACTAATCGAACTTTTTATATTTTCCCACATTAAGTTAAATTCCGTGAAATTTTTTTCTAATCTAAGGTATAAAATAATTATGGCGGAACTTGGATGCTTAAAAGATGGAAATTTTCAGAATTTACAAGTTGAGAATACGACTATTTTAGATACGGGTGATATTACTATAAGTGGGACCGCTAACACTGTGACTATCCCAGGAACAATAGCATTAGGAGCAGCAGGACTTGGTAAAATTGATGATGATAATAGATGGGGAATGTTTGGCATGACTTCTCAAAGTTTAGCAATAAATTTTGGAGCGGTAGGTGACGGAGCGGCAGGACCCACCACCGCGCTGATGGCCGTTCCCGTCACGCAATTAGTGCCGGTCGCCAGGTATATTGCAGCGTCTGAATATATTAAATCTTTGCAGGCCGCGGATTCTTCGATAACAGCCGCACAGGCAAGATTATTAATGGGTCTGGCTACTGCGGGCGCATCCACAGAGGTGGCCGTGGGGTCGGACGCCCTTGCGGGGACTTGGTGCGGAGCAGATGTATCTACAGTTGTATTGACGGGTGGTATTACCGAGGCGGTGGTTAGCGCAGCGTCTACATCAGATGTTCAAACTGCTGGCATGCAACAATTAGTATTATTTCACAATGTGACTCTGACACATGGACACAGTTTAACACTAACGACACACACCGACAGCGAATTACTGGAGGCGTGTGGAAAAATATACGTCTCGGATACCCCCGGTTCATCCGGTATTGCAGGTGTGGAACTTGAAACCGCGGCCGATGAGCCCACCACCGCCGACAACAGAATTATAATTACACCGACGGGGGTGGCATCCGGTGTGACTACTATTTTGCCTGGATCATTTTTATACTTTAATCGGACTTCCACAGCAGTCGACATTAATGCGGTTCATGGTGTATTACTTACATCTGGGGGGGTTGTTGCCGTCACTTTCGCCTAAATCGAATAAAGTTTAAATCTATTTAAAAAATTATTTCATATCATTAATAAAATATGGAATCTAACTCTGAATCAAAAAATATCATTCAAATGTTAAAGAATATCAAACAAATTATAGACGTCTCTAAACAAAGAGGATGTTGGAAAGATGAAGAATTAAAAGACATTGGAATCACTTATCATAATGTTTGTGAAATAGTAAGACAATTGCAGGGAGAAGATAAAGAAGTAGATGAATCCGTTGAAGTTCAGGAAGAAATGGAAGAAGTAGATTAAGATCATAAAGTTGATCAACTTAAGTTCTGTTTTTAAGATTTATTTTTATGTATCATTTTTAAATTATTTTTGTGATAATTTAAAGATTTTAAAAAGAATAAGAAAAAGAGATTATTTATTGATTAATTGATTAATTTACTTAATTGGAGTAAGCGAGACCACCCATACCCGACATAATACGGAGGACATTGTAGTTAACCGCCCAAACGGTAACTGTTCCCGTTCCAAGAATTCCAAAATTCATCTGAGCATTATCAATTCTCGAAAAGTTACAAGTTCCAGATGGCTGGTGTTCTTCCGGTTTTAATGCAAAGGAATAGCAGTAGATGTGTTTCGATGGAACTTTGTGTCCGGCTTGAATTGGCTGACAAGTTCTAAAGTAGCTAGCATTACGTTCTTTAAAACGGTCGTGACCATTAAGTTGGAGTTTCATTGTCGAGAATGACTCTACTGAATCTGCGCCATTAAACGTTGTATTCAAGGCTGTGCTGTTGCCAGCAGAGGGAACATAGCAAAAGTAATCATTTTTCTCTTGAGGGAAAGTTCCCACGTTAGTCGCCGGGCAACTATTAAGAGTTGCATCGGCGGCGGTCGCGGTTGTATCTTCCGCGAAACAGTTATCCCCTTGAACAGTCCAAATTAACTCTTTAACCGGATGATTAAAGTTCAATGCTAACTCTTTACTGGCAGTAGCACCGATACCCGTTTCACGCTGAACTTGCTCAATAAGATATTCGTGGGAAACCTGGGCGAATCTACGTCTTTCATCTGTATCTAAGTAAATATAATCACACCATAAATCAACTGTTGGGGCAGTAGTTTGGGTTGCGGATAGGATATCGGTAGAATTAACAAGGGCATTAACATTCCGTGTGGTTAATTTTAGTTTTACTTCATGATATTGAAGGGCAATTAGCGGTAAAGCGAGTCCAGGGTTCCGACAAAACCAGAATATTAAGGGAACATATAATCTCGTATTATCCATATTAGTCGGAGGCGCGACGAGGTCAGTTTGACTTTTCAAATAAGCATTTTTTGCCGCGTGCTTATTAAGGCCACTCCATTCGGATTCATCGTGGTCCGTTAATTCATTCCAGACATCTAACCACTGGGAATAATGACGGTCAATTCTCTGACCACCAATCTCAATTTCACATTCCTTAACAAAAGCGTGACCGGTATTATTCGTCCAATTCATGTAAGTTGCCGCGCCGTCGTTGTCATTGGCCAGTTGAGTAGCGGACAATTTAATATCTAACCACATATTCGAAACTAAATCACCATTGCGTGAAATAGTTGTCGTCATCGAGGAACCACCCACCGAAGGAGTACCATTAAAAGTCTGCTGAATTGCTTCCATCGAGAAGTTCGTATGCCTGCGATAGACGACTTTAAAGAAAGTAATCTGCGGGTTACCAGTTAAGTAAATATCCTGAGCGCCATAAGCTACAAGTTGCATTAATCCTCCTCCCATTATTTTATACCTTACATTAGAAAAAAATTCTGTTGAAATTAAACTTAATTAAATTGTTTTTATTTAATTTAGAAAAAATAGATTATTTAAGATTATTTAAGATTATTTAAGATTATTTAAGATTATTTAAGATTATTTAAGATTAGTTCGAGTATGCTAGACCACCCATACCAGACATGATGCGCAAGACATTGTAGTTAACAGCATAGATTTTCAGGTCGGTGGCGGTGTCCGATGTCTCAACAAGTTGCGCGTTATCGATACGAGAGAAGTTACAGGTGCCCGATGGCTGATGCTCTTCCGGTTTGAGACCGAACGAGTAAACACCAATCTTACGGACCATCTTGGAGGTGCGGGCCTGAGCAGAGTTGCCGTTTGTGACTTTAAAAACCTGGAATTGAGATGTGTCTGTTGTGTCGGAGTCGAAAACATCTGAAGTTGACCCATCTGATGTTGGAACCGTGATGGGACATACTAGAGCTTTGGCGTTCCCGTCGGCGCCGGTACCCACTACAGAATCGGCAGTTAATGTTGCAAAAAAGACCCGCCCGACAGCGGCTCCCTCGCCACCACCACCAACAACACATACGATTGCTATTTGATCTCCTTTTAATAAAGAACCCTCATTAGTAGCATTTGCGGCGTTAGCAGCCGTCCCCCCTGCTTGCAGAATTAATCTATTTTCACTTTTATCATACATTATTTCGTTACCGTTGTCGCCCGTTGCGGGTGCATCTGCTGTCAGTAATACACTTAATGCTCCGTCATTGGTGGCATCGGCGCCGTCCTCGTTTATTGGTACAAAAAATGTCTGTCTATCTAAAGTAGATAGTTGAGCAGAAGTAGGTAAATTCTGCTTGGGAACAGCAGTGTGGTAATCAAATGGCTGTCTCAGAGTAAAATATTCCTCAACCTGGTCGGAAAATCTATCGTGACCATTTAACTGAAGCTTGATGTCGCTCATGGTGTTAGCAGCCTGATATGTCCAGATTAATTCTTTAACCGGGTGATTAAAGTTTAATTTATGCGTGGTCGAGGCGGCGGCACCAACCTTTTCTTCTCTCTGGACCTGCTCAATAAGGTATTCGTGGGAAACCTGAGCGAAACGGCGACGCTCATCGGTATCAAGGTAGATGTAATCACACCATAAATCAGGACTCGGGGTTCCACCCGGGGCACCCCAAGTGAATTTAAGTTTAACTTCGTGATACTGAAGGGCAATTAGCGGTAAAGCGAGACCCGGATTACGGCAAAACCAGAAGTTAAGAGGGATATGCGCAGTACCGACACCGGTACCGGTAGCACCACCACTGCCAATATCCAGTTGCATGGCCTTTAGACCGATAGCCTTGGATTCAACAGTAGATAACTCATTCCAGACATCATTCCATTCCTGATAATGACGGTCAATACGCTGACCACCAATTTCCAACTCGACCTCCTTAATTAGTTTGGACCCACCTGAGGTATCGCCTGCGGCTGTGGTGAAAGTTACGTAAGTGTTGTAAACTAAATCACCATTACGCGAAATAGTTGCCGTAGCAGTTTGGTCCGCAACAACAGCCGTGGAAGACCCGTTAAAAGTCTGCTTAATCGATTCCATCGAGAAGTTCGTATGCCTGCGATAGACGACTTTAAAGAAAGTAATCTGCGGGTTACCGGTTAAGTAAATATCCTGAGCGCCATAAGCTACAAGTTGCATTAATCCTCCTCCCATTATTTTATACCTTAGTTTAGAAAAAAATTCTATTGAAATTAAACTTAATTATTAAATTGTTTTTATTTAATTTAGAAAAAAAGAAATTAATTGAATTAATTAAATTACTTGAATAAGAATGAAAATAATATGACCAACATCAAGGCATCATAATATTTAAGGGGTACAAATTCCGATTCATCGTAACCATTATTAGAAGAAATTTTGGGCCATATAATATTGTATGATATCTGTACAATATATGCTCTAAGTAAAAACAAACCCAATAAAACTACTACGAGACCAATAATTTCAGTGGGATTAGGATTATCCAATATCTTTTTAACTTTTAAGCCACCTCCAATCATTTATAGTAGAGGAGTAGAAAATAATAATTCTGTTTTTGTTGAATCCAACTGTAAATCCAGAACTTGTTTTACTGGATTCATTATTTGATTTGTGATATAGAATTCATAATCGATTTGTTGATTGTTTTCTTTGATATAATCGACGTGTTCGATTCTATCTCCTTGCATAACTTTTTTTTCCCTTGGTTTTCCTTTACGAGAACCACTTTTATATGGATTTTCATAATCATATAATATTTCTTTGGGTAATTTAATATATGCATAAGGTATTCTGTCATTTGCCTTAGGTTTGTTACCAGGGTCTCTGAAAGCCATTCTATCTGCGAGTACTTTGTGTGCGATTTGTTGTGGATTTTTGTAATAACTATTCAATGCTTTAGTTACTACGAAATATCTAAGTGGAAAATTTTCGGTTCGAATCTGATGTAATGTTTCTTTTAACCATTCAAGTGCTGCTTGAAAATCTTTTTCAATCATAATTTTTTCAATAACATTCCCAAAAACGTGTTTAACGATTGGAGCATTATCACGTCGCTTCAATACGATACCCATAGCATCTCTTTTACATTCATTGATATCGAATTCATATTTATCGCCAGTATATCTTTTCTTGGATATGAGAATAAATGGCCAAAAAGTCTTTTCATATTCTAAATCTTGTGGTTT